CGTGGCAAGACGGCATTTGCCACCTTCAGCAGATCCCGATTGATGTAGAAAATGCCGTCTTGCCACGTAACCCCAAAAGCCCAGTTGTCGTGGGCAAGCATTACCACGTCACCATCGTACTGCGGCTGTGCAACACGACGACCCCATTTGTGGATGTCGCGTAAGACCGTTTTAATGTCGGCGGTGTACCAGTCAGCTTGGAACTCAGGCGTGGGGATGCCTAATCTGCCCAATACTGTGTAGACCAAATGGATGCAGTCGATTGCGCCATCGCTGCCATCTGCGCCAAGGCGGTACGGCTTGCCAACGAGGTCACTGCAGTCGCACATTGGCGGTGGTGGGCAGTGGACCGAAGAGATCTTCCGTAAGCCGTCGACGAGGGACGTCGGCCCCGACGGCGTCGAGGATGTTGCCCAGCTCGAGCTCAATTGTGGGACCGGAGAAGATGCCGCCGACGACCATGCCGGTGTAGCTGCTTAGTGATCGGAATTTGGTGCGGTCGTCTGGGTCAAACAGCATGGTCTCGACTTCGACGCGCCATCCGGCCTGGTTCAGGATCTTGGCGGCAATCGTCTGCGTCAGGCCGTTGTTCGGGAAAATCAGGTTGGTGGTTTGGTTGTCGCCGTTGCGGTTGACCGTGACGCCGCTCCATCCAAATGGTGCGAAGCCGTACACGCCGCCATTGTGGTCGATGTTGTCGGTCGAAAAGAAGTTCTGCAGTGTGTAGCGGGGGCCGGCGCCTTTTTCGGAGATGCTTAGCAGGCAACCGTAGGCAATGTTGTCGTCAAACTCGGGTCCGGTACTCATTAGCTGATACCTAAGCGGCTACGGGTAGAACGGGACTGTTGCAGGCGGCGGATTGTGGCTTGCTCACCGCGAGCGGCACCCTGTGCGGCAGCCTGCTGCATCCCCTGACGGAATTGATCGGCGGTGACGTAATCCACCGAGTTGATGCGTTCCACGGTGTAGCGAACGTCGATGGCTGCTGGTGCCATTGTGGCGGTGCCGCCCATTTCGCCGCCATCGCTGCCTGTCGGGATAACACTGGAACCACGAGCACCGGATGCGTAGCGTCCCATTGCAGAACGCATCTTGCTGGCGGGGATGACGTACTCTGGCTCGCCGCCTTCGCCAATTAGGGCATTGGTGGGTCCAGTGACAAAGCCGCCTTCCGCGTAAAGTTTAGGTAACGAGAAGCCTTCCGCAAAACCTGGGCCTTTCGGCATAGCGTACGGTCCAGCGCCTTTGAACATTCCACCGTTACCGCCACCTCCAAACAAACCAAGTAGTTGTTTAAAGGCAAACATAACAACCATCTGGGCAATAATTTCGGTGGCCATGCTTATAAACGCATCACCGACACCTTTGAAGAAATTACTTAAGGCTTCTTGGGTAGTCTGCGTACCACTGATAATTCCTTGGAAAGCAGTGCTAAAAGCATCACCGATCGCTAATGCACCTTGTTCAGCCATGTTGATTGGGTCAGATAATTCTTTTAAGCGTTGCTTCATTTCTTCATATTTTTGCGCTGCTTTATCGTTGGGGTCTAGGTTAAGTCCAGACGTAAAACCCATAATCCCAATGCGTCTATCTGCGCCACCTTCGGGCATAGCACCACGCTTTAAGCGTTTTTGTACTTGGTCATTCAAAATGCCCGAAGCATCTAGTTGTTTGTATAGCTCTGCGGTCTGCTCTTTCTGTATGTCTAGTAGTTTTTTGTCTAAGACAACCTGTGCACCTAACGCATTAAGGTACTGAGTTTGCAAATAACTCTCACGCTCTTCGTCACTTAGCGCGTTTTTAAGCAGTTCGGAAAATGAGTACATACGCTCTACGCGTGCTTTATCGTATTCCGCTTGTGCTTTTGCCTCGTCATTTACGGCTGTAAGTATGCCTATTTCGGCTTCAGCTAGGACATAGTTACGTTGAGCAGTGTCCATCTGCTCCATACGTTTTTTAGCTATACGCTCTAGCTCTTTACGTTGACGCTCTAATTCCTGCGCGGCCCTGCGATCCAGTTCAGCTTGGTTGCGTTGAATTTCAGCCGTAATTTGTCTCTGCGCATTTATCTCGATGTTTTCCCGTTTGTTTTTAAACAGCAATGTATTTTGTTTTATTAACCCTTCTACAGTTTCTATTGAGGCTTTTGCATTTTCTTGGCGAATTTTAATGCGGGCATCTATTTCATCCTGAAACAAAAGATCGAGTTCTTTTTGCTTTTGAACATTTATATTTGTAAGCTTATCCTCTGTTGTTACACCAGGTGTAAGCGCTTTAGTGGCCCGTAACTCAATACTTGATTGCACTACGGCTTGGTTAATAGTGTTACGAAATTCAGCAGCTCGGGCAGTAGCTTCACTAAGACCGCTGTTCAATTTATCTATACCGTTATTGATAAATTCAATAGCATCCTTACCTCCGATCAACTCGATAACAAATTCTGCAGCTGTTTTAATTCCTGTACCGATTAAACTAAGCACTCCATTTAAAACTCTAAAGATACTATTTACTGTTTCTAGTACACCGGCTAGCGCGACTGCTAAGGGGGCAGCGATAATCCCTGCTGTGGTGCTTACGGCATTTATTGTTTTACGCCAAGAGTCATTCAGTATGTTCACACTATTGGCTACATCTTCAGTTACACCAGGTAGTGTTCCTGTCTCACGAGCAACTTCTTGGCTTACAATTTTTTGTGCTGTTAACGCATCTCCGACTTGCAGAAGTAAGTCTAGCTGTGATTGTACTTCAGCTGAAAATTTAATTCCTGACTCGGTAAGAGTGTCAAAATTTAACTGCTTAATTGCATTACCTATGTCTTTAATTTTTATCAGCGTTTGGTCCAAAACTTGTCCAATAGCCCCGCCAAGAATTTGACCACCAAAACCTGTGCCTACGAATGAACCAAGCACAGAACCAGCAACAGCACCGGGGCCACCCCCAAAAAGCAAAGGAAAACCTGCGCCAAGGGCTAGGTTTTCTCCGAATTTACCTACGTTGCGCTGCATACCCCGGAAACCCGGACTTGCCATAGGTCCTTCTACGGGGAAACCTCCTGCAGGAGCAGTTGCTTGTGTTTTTCGTAGTTCTTTGAGAATGCGCTGCTGGCGCAGATACTCAGCTGTTTGCGCTCGCGCAGCACGAGCTGCTTGGTCTGTACGCGCTGTAAATTCTAGAGTTCTCTCATTTAACTTTGCTGTTTGTGCGGCTGTCTCAGCAGTGGCAGCAGTTTGTTTGTCTAGGGCTGCCTGTACTTGTGCAGCTTTTTCGTCAAGACGATTGTTTTGCAGTTGTCTTTCTTTCTCAAACTGGTCTTCAAGAACTGCATTTAATTCTTTGCGGCCTTGTCGTTCTTGAAGAATACTTTGTATGCGCCCTTCTACTCTGCTGCTAAGTGCCACCGGGGAGACTTGGCCAGGACCAATCGGTTCTGCAAATTGTGTTTTACCTGCAAGAAATACTTCTTTTTCCCTTTCAGCACGCAGAGCTACCGACGCAGCTTTAGCGTCCAGCATGGCATTTGTTTCTGTTCTACGCCTTTCTTCAAGTTCCAGTAGAGCTAATTCAAGTTCTTTTGCGCCTTTACGCTCATCGAGAATTTGTTGTGTACGCCCACGCAATTCTGAACGCAAGGCCACAGGACTAGCTTGTCCCGGTCCAATTGGACCTCCGTACTGAGTTACTTCGACAATACCAGAACGGGCCAGTCGGGCTTTACGTTCTTGCTCTGTGATGCTTGAAAGTAATTCTTTACGTTCACGTAACCCTGCATTAAGTTCTGCCGTAGCTTCAATATATTTCTTGGCTGCAATAGTCGCTTCATCAGTACCTAGAGCTGCTTTATTAAACGCTGTAGCGGCTTCACCTACAACATCTTTTAAGTTACGAATACTACGGACAATAGAAGGTCCGCCAAAAGTTTCAATGTACTGATTAAGTTGATTGACTAGCTTTGAAGCAGTCGATATTTCATTCTGTAAGCGCTTCAGATCTTGGGCGCCGCGTACCGCAATTTCGATATCGGCTCTGTAAGCCACGGCGCTGCGTCACACTCTGGTACTTCAGTTTACGCGACAAAAAAGCCACCGGGTTAGCGGCGGCGTTTGGCCTTTTCGATTTCCTTTTGCTGGTCCTCGTTCAGGATCTGGAAGTACGCGCTCCAGCCAAGGAGTTCTTCGGCGGTCATCATGCTGCGGACTTGGCCGAGGCTTAGTCCCAGCTCTTTGGCGACGCCGAACTGGAGCATGAGCCAGTTGTCCTGGCGAAGCTCCTTGGCTAGTTCTTGGGGTCGATGGGCTCGGCGTCGTCAGTCAAGATCGCCAGCATCAGAGCTTGGAGGTCTTTGTCCTTGACTTCGTTTTTAAGGACGTCGATTTCACCGGCGCTGAACAGCTTGGTGCCGTTTTCGTCGAGGGCCTTGGCGATCAGCAGTTGAAGTGCGAAGGCGTTGGCGTCGTCGGACTTGGCTTGTTTTTGGGCGCGTTCGCGCTCAGCCATCGTCAATGGTGCCACCCACATTTCAAATGTGCTGCCGTCAGACAGTTCAACTTGTTTTTTGACCGGCTCCAGATTGGCTGCTTTGCGCAGGCGATCAATAGCGCGGACTGGAATTGAGGCAGGCATGAAGTCCTGGTCTTTCTCGGACTACTGTAGCGGACTAGAAATAAAAAACCCCGGCGGTTAGGCCGGGGTGCTGAATCCAACTGCTCCAGCAGCCTATCAGGACTTGGAGAAGTCGAAGGTAGGGGTGCCGGCGGGACGGAAGTTGACGGTCACCGATTGGGCGTCGTCGGGGTTGATGTTCAGGCTGGCAGAGGTCAGCACGGCATCAAAGCTGATCGAACGGCTAAGGGTATCGCTCAGGGTGCCGCCGCTATACACGCGGTCGGTGTACAGCTTGAAGGCAGCGCCGTTTTGCTGGCGCTGGAGCACGTCCTCGATCATGCGGTTGGACAGGGCGGCGTCCTCGTTGGTCATGTAGACCGTTGCGGTGCCGGTGCCATCGCCAAAGCCGCTGATGTAGCTGCGGAAGGGCACGTACTGGCCAGGGGTTTGACCGATGGTGGTTACGTCGATCTCAGCGCGGCTGATCTCGAAGCTCCAGTCGCGGACTTGGCCGACAACGGCGAAATCGGCGTAGTACACCTCGAACTCGTTGGGGGCAGCCGCAGTACCATCGTCGGTGATGGCCAAGATGGTGCCGCCAACAGAAGTCGATACGGTGAGCGCACCAGTTGCAGCGGTGTAGCTCAGGACGTAGTAGGTGGTGGCGTCAGAGATGGGCGCAGGCAGGGTGCCGGTGCCGGAGCCGCCGGTCTGGCTGTTCACCACGCGGAATTTCACCGGGTCGCCTGCCTTGAAGTTCAGGTAGGGAGCAACAGTGATTACATCGGTGCCGGTGTTGACGCCGGCTTCGCCGAAAGTGCCGGTGGTGCCGGCGGGTTTGTAGTAAAGAGCGCCGGACGTGCCGGACAGAACGGTGGTGGCCATAGGGCGTACCAAGTGAACGTTGTTGGGCGGGCACTGCCCGGCTTAATACAGGTTAGCGCCTGTTGTTAAGCATCACCTACGACAAAACAGTTGCGACGTAAGAGGTATCAATCCTTCCTACAAAGTGTGGGGCTTCCTCTGTCGCTGAAAATGTCGGCCCATTGATTTCGCCGACGCGGAAAAACACGCCGCTTGTTGTTTTGGCGGTGTTGTTTAGTGTTTCCAATGCATTGACTGCTGTGGTGATCAATGCTTGGTTGCGGGCTGGGCCTTTGCCTTTTTCGGTGAAAATGCGGATAACAACAGCGCCACGGGCGTTGTCAACGCTGCTGGTAAGCGTGGGTTCGTTGGTAATACCGAAAGTAACATTGACGCGAACGTACTCAGTGGTGGTGTTAGGCGGGACCGCTGTGATGTTGTCGAAATACACGGGTACTGGTGGCACCAGTGCACCAAACGCTGTAAGAAGCGGATTTTCGACAGCGGCGCGGATTGCTTGGTAGTTCATAAACGGATGCGTCCCAGTTCTTCGTCCATTTCAATCCGTATCCGCCTATCTATAGCACCGCCACGGGCATAGGTTGTGTACCAGTCAAGTGGGGCTGTGCTGCGGTTAGGGCCTTCATCATCCCCTATCAAGTCGCCGCGATAGCCACTTACACGAGTGCCGCGATCATATTCCTTTAGCGGAGTTGTACCGGGGTCGATAAAAATGCCTTCTGCTAAGTCGCGTGCTTCGTCTGCGTAAGATGCGAAATTTGAGATGGTGTACTTAACATCATCGAAGGCAAAACCGCGCCCGCTAAGCAGTGGTGCAGGTACACGCCGTGGAACACCAGGGGCCCCATCACCTGCAGTCCGGCGTCCGTCAGTGGTTTCAATTTGCCAAGAGTTTGAAAACTTACCTGACCACACAGGGCCTGCTTCTTGTAGATCTACGACAATTTCTTCTGCGGCGCGAGCTGGTCCTCGACTAAAAGCTGCAACAGCAAGACGATCCAGATTTTGTCCTAAGCGATCCAGTTCGTTTAGAAAATTTCCTTTACGTGCCATTATTGGGGCCTCACGATTAGGGAGTGGTAGACCGGGTTGTCGCCGCGATAAGTGGTGATGGCGATGATCTTTGCCTCACGAGTTGCTCCAGCCTGTTGGTACTGGATGCGGTCGGCTTCGGTTGGGTAGTAGGTGCCAAGTTCACTGACGCCGATGATGACTTTGAGATCGGTTGTTTGGTAAAGACCCTCGGCCTCACGAGGACTTACGCGCGTAATAACACCTTTGACCGTGACGGTAGTGTCGGAACCAGTGACCGCTCCGGTGGTGGGGTTGTAGGTGCGGGGTGTTGCGGTTTTGATGTACGTGATGTTTTGGCCCCAGTCGGCGAGGACTGAGGTGGGAATTGGGGCGAAAGTGGTGTCGATCAGGCCCATGTCAGCCTCGACGTAGACGGACGGCGTAGTTGGTGGCGCCGCCCATGCAGTAAGCGCCAAGGTAAGTCTGCAGCCAGGGGTATAGGTCGAAGACGTTGTTCACCATGCCTGGTGTTGTCGAGCTGGACTTGTATTTGACCTTCAGTTCGCCCAGTTCCACTTGGTCGTAGAGGCCGGTTGTGCCGGTGCTGCCCGTGATGGCGTCTGTGTCGTTGGCGAGGGCGCGTGCCAGTTCGTAGGTGGCGACTTTGATTTCTGTCGGGATGATGGTGCAGACCAGTTCGATGCCGTCAACCTCGAAGTCCTCGCGGGGCCACTTCAAAGCTTGGGTTGTGGTGCAGCGGTCGCCGTAAAAGCTGAGGGCGTCGATCCAGCGGGTGGCGCTGATGAGGGCGCGGTTTTTTTGGTCGTCAGTCTTATCGGTCCAAGTGGCCGAGTCTGGGACGGTCTCGAAGTATGTGTTTGCGGCGGCCAGCGTCACGTAGCTATTGGCTGACGCGCCGGCAACAGTGGCATCAATGACGGCAGCCACAATCAGTACATCCTTTGTTTGAGTCTAGCGCCAGTGCGTGATTTCCTCTGTTTGGGTGGGTCACGTAGCACCATTGAGTGATAAACCTTGGCGCCAAACATTTCGAGTTCGGCTTGGGCTTCTAGGTGTTGGCCGTACTGAACGTCAACAAAGCTGCGACAGTTATCCTGTAGTACGAAGAGACGCACTGTACTCATGCCTGCTCGCAAAGCTGCTGACAGCCTAGAAGTAAAGGAGAAATCCGCACCGTCCGCGCTGCCCGGTGACACCGTTCGCGCACTGGAGCCTGTTGCTGAGGCAATCCGCGAAATGTTCGCTGCCGGTAAAGATGCAGAGACTATCCAGCAGGAGCTGGCCGTCAGTCCGCATGTATTTCGTGAACTGCTCAGCCACTCTTACAAGATGGTGGGTCGTGCTCCAGTGATTTTTGAGTATCAGGAGCGGATTCGGATTGGTGAGATTGAGGGTTAAAGGTGTTTCCACGTTTGGCGCAGCAGGATTTTTGACACTGTTGCGGCAGTAATTCCGTACTTACTTGCCATACGCTGTAGATAGCCTGGTTCGCGGTCGTTTTCGGCTCGTAGAGCCAGGACTTTTTCTGTTGTCATTTTTGTAAGGTGCGTCAGCTGTTCCCCGTAGCGCGTTGGTGGTTTTGGGCTTAGCCCCATTGCGTAGGAGTGCTTCATATTTTCCGTTTGCGTTACATACTCAAGATTTTCAAGTCTGTTATCGGTTTTGTCTCCGTTCTTATGGTTTGTAACCATTTTTTCTGGGCGTGGACCTACCCATGCCTCAAGAACCAAAACGTGGACTAATCGAGTTCTAAAACCCTTAGTTGTTTTTAAGTTGACCTGTCTATACCCCTGAGTATGCAAAGTCTGCTTTAAGGGAAAAGGTTCAAACCGATGGTGGCTGTAAATTTCTCCTGTTTTTGTTGCGCTGTAACCGATTACCGAAGGGATCCGACGTAATTCCATGAAAAAAGGGCTCCCGTAAGGAGCCCGTATCGTACAGCAAGTAAAGCTGTTTGTCAGTACGCCGTTGTGTCGAAGGGCGTATTGCAGAGCAAGCGAGCGATGGGCACTTGCTTGGTGCTGCTGTACACCAGGCTCCAGGAGGCGGTGTCGGCCAGGTTGCCGGTGGTGGCAGCGTTGGTCGGGTTGTCGCCAGCCACGTTCCACTTGGTGCCGGTCACGTGGTAACCGTAGTGGTAATCCACGGCCAGGATGTCCTGCATCGACAGGATGTTGCGGTCTGCAGCCAGACGCAGATCCTGTTGGATGCCCTCGGAAACGACGCCGCTCTGGAAGAGGTACACGGGGTACTTCTTGGCGTGAGTCGAGGTGCCGCCGGTCAGGGCGGTCAGCTGGTCGTCGATCACCACGCGGAGACCGGCGAAGGTCGCCACTTCGGTTTGGGTCACGCCCACACCGCCGCCGCCCCACACAACGGCGCCACCTGCAGACAGTGCAGAGGTGCTGAAGGTCAGCATCCCCACCTGCTGGAGGTAATACGCAACGTTGGAGTGCATGGCGATGGAGTCGAAGTTGTCGCCTCGCTCGCCCAGCTTGGCCTTGGCGGCCACCACGTTGGCAACGTTCAGGAAGTTGGCCTCGGTCATTGAACCGGGGACACCAGCGAACGATTTGTCGGTCTGGTTGGGACCAAGCACGCCAGCGCCAGAGATACCACCGAACAGACCCAGCAGTTGAGCAGACAGGGTGGCGGTCTTCAGTTTGTTGATGGCGGCGGTCAGCTGGTTGCGGACGTGGGCCAAAGGATCGGCGCCAGAGCCGAGCTTGCTGAGGTCGTCTGCGGCGTAGGCAAAGCCACGGTGCAGAATCGTCATGATCTGCTCGTCGGCAGTGACGTTCTGGGCGGTCAGATAACCCAAGCCACCGTTCCAGCTGGAGGTGGAGAGGATTTGGGTTTCGCTAGGGGCGATGGGGTCGAAGAAAGGCACGCGCACGCGGGTGCCGCCAGCGCGGGCGTCGAGGGCAGCGTTGCGCTGCACGATGCCGCTCTGGATCCACTTCGACTGCTCGAAGATGCCCTCAGCGGTGTACTGAAGAAACTCGGGACGAGTTACAAGGTTCGAGAGAAAAGTTCCCCCGAAGTTGCTGTTAGAAGCAGACATTTGGTAGCTCCAGTGGAGTCAAGGTTGGGGAGGTTGCCCCACAGGGGCTAGAGGCCGGCCTCAGCTTTCAACAACCGGGCTTTGTCGGGGTCGCTGTTCAACATCATCATTTGCTGAGTGACGTTCCAGCTGTCCTTAGACCAGGGGTTGGCTTGGCCGGGGAGGGAGGTATTGCGGGCACTACCCGTAACACCCATGCCGGCACGGTTCGTAGCTGCAAAATGATGCTCGTAACCGCTGCCGGGGTTCTTTAAGTTGGCGATGTATTCACCAACTGGAACTTCGACGCCGCCGACAACAGCCACAGGCTGTCCTTCTTTAGCGCGTAGGTTCTCCTGAAGTAAACGATACAGCTGATCAGGTGCCAGTGCACCAGCTTGGGAGAGTTGTGCTATCGCAGCGGACTTCACTTGTTCTTGTGTGAATCCTTGGCGGATTTGTTCCACTTCGGATTCTTTTGCTGCGAGCTTTTGCTTGAGCTCGGCGACTGTTTCTTGGGCTTGCTCCCAGAGAGTTTTGAACTCGCCGGATTCCGCCAACTTTGCGGTTTTTGCGGATTCTTGCGCGATGCGCAGATCCTCGATTTGTTTTTGAAGGGTTTCGCGGTTTTCGCGGTCCTTGCGGCGCTCGGCGATCAACTCTTGGTTTTTCGCACGAAGCGCTTCGAGTTGGGCGGCCAGATCGGAGCTTTCAGCCACAGGCTGAGGGGCAACAGGCTCCACAAGAGTCACTGGTGCTTGCTGTTCTTCGGGCACAGTTATGTGTTACTTGGACACTTATAGATTAGCAGTTAAGACATAGCAGATTCATTCCTGCTGTCGCTGGAGTCGGGTTCTTCCTCTGTTTCTGGTTCTTCTGTGAGGGCAGTTGCGGTTTTGCCGGCGGCCTCAACTTCGTCTTCGATGTTGATGTTGTCAGGCAGGACTTCGCCGCGACGCAGGATCTCCAGCAGCATCGCGTCGCTAATCTTGCCCATCAGGTTCAGTTGCGTCAGCACAGACACGTCTTGGCCGATTAGGCGGTAGTAGTCGAAGTCGCGGTCAATTGTGATCTCGGGGGGTTCCATGCCCACGTATTGGGCGGCAAACGCAAAGGCTTGGTTGAGGGCGCTTTCCAGTTCTTGGCTGATAATCGAGAGCACACTGTTGGATTGGGCTTGGTCGATGCGCTTGGCCTCGGCGGACTCAGCGACAAACTTCTGGCCGAAGAGTTTGGTAACGCCCAGTGTGGACATTTGGCTCTCCAGGGACTGGAGTTCCTGCATCTGCGCGTCGAAGCTGGTGGCGTCGGCCTGCACGTAGTACGCCTTGTTGCCCGGTTGCATGGCGATGGCGTAGTTGACGCCCATCGTTGCGGAGCCGGTGGTGTCGTCCCAGCCCTCTAGGACGAGGGTGGGCATGGCGGCGATGTGAAGGGCGTGGATCAGGTCGGCTTGGCGTTGGTAGTGGGTGATATTCAGATTTGCAATGTCCAGCAGCGGGGGCTGGGATACCAGCAGGCCACGGCGGTTGCTGTAGATCGGGACTAGGGGGATTTCGTCGAGGCTGTAGCCGCCCGTGGCGGTGAACTCGACCAGTTCTTGGCCCAGTGTGTAGAGGTCGTAGCGGCCGGGGTAGATGACGCGCATTTCTTCGACCTGTTCCTCGCCGAATTCGTTCAGCGGGCGAACGTCGTAGTCGTGGATGCGGACTTGTAGTAGCCGGTTGGTGCCGGATTCCTTGCGCCACCCCCAGATCTGGGGGGCGTCGACGTGCACGAAGTAGGGGCGGCGGCCCTGGGCGCGTTCTTCAGCAAGATTTCGCGCTCCCATTGCTGCGGGATAGTCCACCAAGATCGCGCTGTGGCCATAGGTAAGGCTGCTTACAAGCGCACGGCGGGCGTATTCGTTGATGTTGGAGCCGATACCGTCGATGTTTTGTGCAAGCTCCAGCCAGTAGGGGTCGCCTTCGATGTGGATAGGCTTGCGCAGGATGGCGCCAGCAGCGGTTTCGATCAGGCGGCTGGTGTACGGGCTGAGGACGCTGCGATCTACGCGGGTTTGGTACGCGTCGTCGTCTTCACGCGGTTCTTGAGGGAGGTAAGTCTCGCTCATGTCGCGGATGTAGTTCGTGCCGCGCGTGACAGCTGCCATTACGCCCCAGTCCGGCATCATGCCGATGACTTCGAGGCTGCGGACGAACGGGGATTCGCTGACTACAGCTCCAGTTGGCGGGACGTTGGCGCTGTAGACCACGGCTAGGCTCCTACTGTGTACTTATTTTGGCATCAATCATCGTCGTCTTCCTCGTCGTCGGGATCTGAAATAGGAACCAGCACTTCGATGCCTTGGGCAAGCATTGATACGAAGCCGCCGAGGATTTCGGGGTTTTGAGGAGATTTGAATACAAAAGTGGCGTGGGTGAGACCATCTTCAGCATCAATTTCGATGTGAACACAGCCTCCGTTGACGGTTTGGATTGCCATTAGCCGTGATATGCGACTGCAATAAGAGGTGTAACGCTAGGAGTACCAGAGCTAATTTCTTCAATGCGTACGCGGATGCGAGAAGATGCTCGTCCTGTGTATGGGTAGGTGTAGGCGCCGTTTGAGCTAATTGTTTTGCTGGTTTCGATGGTAAACCACGCGGCGCTTTCAGCGCAGCCACATTCCAAGGCAAGCTTAAAGTTTGCGCCGCCGGTAACAAGTACCGCAAACGTGTACTCACTAGAGTGAGCACCTACTTCAAACCAGTCGTCTACAGCGGTCATTGCAGCGCCGTAGTACTCGACTGTATTGGTGTAACGGTTAATTTTTGTAGTTGCTACGGCGGCCATGGTTACTTCCTCTTTTTCTTGCTCATGCCAGCCTCGCTCATCGCAATGGCGATGGCTTGCTTGCGGCTAGTTACTTTTTTGCCCGAGCTGGACTTGAGTGCGCCAGATTTATACTCTGACATCACTTTCTCGACCTTCTTTTGGCCTTTGGTGGGCTTTTTTGCCGCCATTGTGTGCCAGGGAGGGTGCTACCACACACGATAGGACGTTTTGCCGAGGCTTTCTGGTTTGGCGAGGTTGAAGCTCTGTAGGCAGAGATAGCCCAGCGCATCGAAAGCATGGTCAACTCCCAAGTTTTTGTTAGGTAGACCCGTGTTTGGTGCGTATGTAAGGGTTCGTAGGGACTTGATTAGTTCTTTGCAGCGGGGATGGATATGGATGCGGCGGCGACCTGTGGCGTCAAGCAAACCCATATTTACGGCGTTGATTTTGTCTCGAATTTTCCATGGTGCGCGAGGGCTAGACACCGTAAAGCCTGATTTGCGGAGAATTGAGTGGTCTGTTTGGCCGACGCCGGCTGTTTTACGAGCGCCGCCGGTCGGATCGGGGCACGCGATGATGCGGCGCTCAATTCCGAACTTTTGCTGGACAGCCTCGCAGAAATCCCAGGTTGTCGCTCCACCTGTAAGGATCAGTTCGTCAAATACCCACAGGTCTTCGCCTTTTTTGACCGCAAACACGCCCGCCATAAACTCCACGTTGAAGTCGAGGCCTAGCAGCAAGGGCAAAATCGGAAGGTCTTGGACTTGTTTGTCGATGTTGTCGTCGCCGAATGAGACGGCAACGAGACCGCTGAGATTCTCGAAGCTAGCCTCGAACTCTTGGCGGAAGGTGCGGGGGTCGAGTTGGGCACGGGCGGCTTCGATTTCTTCCGGGGGGACGTTATCGCCGTCGATCGTGGTGAATTGCCAGCGGCTCCAGTCCTTGTCGCCGCTGTCGGCGTATTGCCAGAGTTCGTAGAACCAGCTGGCGGTGCCGTCGGGCGTTGAGATGAACAATGCCCAGCCTTGTTTATCCGCGAGGGCGGGGCGGATCACCTCGAACCAGACCTCGGCGTCCATAAATGCGGCTTCGTCGAGTACGACGCCAGCCAAACTGCGGCCTCGCAGGGCCATGGCGTTTTCAGTGCCCTTTAGTTCGATCGTCGAGCCGTTCACTAACTCGATCTTGAGGTCCGTTTCGTTCTTGGATTTGATCCAGGCTTTTGGGACGAGGCGTTTCATTACCTTCCAGGCAATGTCTTTCGCCATTCGGTATGTAGGGGCGGCATAGAAAAAGGTTTCGCCCGGCCTTTCGATCGCCCCACGCAATAACTCGATACATGACAGATAACTTTTGCCAAATCTTCGGCCAGCTACCAATACTCTGAAGCGTTTTCGGCTGGAAAACACCTCGCCTTGGGCGTAGCGAAGGGTGAGTGCTCCAGCAGAATCGGGCATTTTTGGTGGTATGGGTACTTTCTAGGGTATTACAGGAATCGCTACCCTGCCCCCGGTGTAGTACAGAAGAAGAAATTGAGGATATGTCAGTAGGTTCCCTGGGCCGCACCTGCCCTTTGCCGATCCCGAACCCTACCCCGGGTGAGAATGATTCTCAGTCCCGGGGCGGCTGGCGGTATTAACCGCGCGGATCAGCGACCGAGCACCACCAGGCGGCACTCGGCAGCGGAGCGTCCGGCAGACTCGCAGCGTGCCAGCTGGTTCGCATTGTCGGCGCCCATCGCGAGCACACCGCAAGCGGTGAGCAGTGCGGCGAGGGTAAGGAGGCGATCCATGGTGGGGAGCGGGGTTAGCTTGCCTCCCATTGTTGCACACTATCGGCCAGATGGCTAGCCCTGGCGCTTGTCTTCCACCGTGATGTTCAGCGTGGGTGCAGCGGCGGCCTGTTGCTCTGGTGCAGCCTCTCCAATCACCGCGCCCATGTCCTTGAGCAGCATTGCTACGGTCTGCAGTTGACCCTTCGCTAGGGCTTTTCTCACCGTCGCAAGGCGGAGCGCTTGTATTTGGTTCAGCAGATCCGACCTTGTAGCACTTTGCTCAACCTTTAAAAGCTCCAAAGCACGCGAATAGTCAGAGTCTGCCGTTCTCAGGGACGTTCCGAAGCGTTCAGTAAGGCGAGCGGTCACCTGGCGACGTGTTCCACCGCGCAAGATTTCCGCATAACACCAGTTCACGCGCTCTTCCACCTTGTCTGCAGGGCCGCGCCCACCGCGCCAGCGCTTTGCCTCATCGTTTGCGACGGTGGTGGGCTTTTCTACTTCGTGGGAAGCGGATTCTTCCACGGTTAATGTCACAAACTGCTGTGCTCTTATGGTAACCTCTTTGGTCTCACGTTTCGCAAGCGAGCGTAGCGAGCGCCGCGAAAAAAGCCCGACCTACTGGCCGGGCCGTTGATCGGTAAGAACGCCAGTTAGCAAGGCCGGAATACTGCCCATTGGCTCCCGTTAATACGCTGTAACCAGTAGGCATCGCCAAGCTCTAGTTCGCGCCAAGCAGCCTGCCAGTCAATACAACTCATTGGCCAGCTGGCGCCGTCAAGCTTGGGGGGCAGTCCTAACTCATCGGCCAACTGCTGAGCGTAATCTGCCCCGGCCTGTTCTGAGGTGTAGCCTTCTGCCTCGCCTTGGTAGCAGTCTTGGTAGGTATCGGGATCAACGCCAGAACTGCACAGCTCAGAGATGATCGGCACCAAAGCCGCAGGGTCAGAGTCTGCAGCAAAGCCGCAATGCTCCAGGCACTCTGCCCATTCTTCCTGCAACCAGAATCCGAAACAAGAGCCATCGCCTTCGGACGCGCCAAAGTAGAAACCAGTCGGCGCCAGATCTTTCAGGCGGTCGAAAGCCCAGGCAGTAGCCTCATCCCAGGCGTCGCACGGTTCCGGGCCGGTAAGGTCCGAAGCGTAAGCGGCGCATTGCTGCAGATCTGAGCGGAACGGTTCCGGTATGTCTTGCTCCAAGCGGTCAAAAGCGCCAAGGTAGGCATCCGCCAAGTGATCGGTGCGCAACGTGTCAGTGCTGACGATCCAGGGGAAGGACGCCAGCTGTTCGGTGGTGTAGCGAGTCATCGTGTGAGCCTATGGGTTGGGTCTCGTGAAATACATTACAGCAGATCGCGCCACTAGGCAAGCGCGGGAGCCAGAGCACCGCCGGAACCATCCGGCCAGGGGTAGGACTCCCGGCGCCACTCATGATCCGCTGGCAGCAGTGCCAAGCCAGTGAGCGCCACTAGGTCTGAGCGGTCGATTCCGCGTGCAACCTTCTCAAGCTTGAGATACGCGCCGCTACTGAGATCCTCCACTACCCAACCTTCACCGCTCCACTCCAGGCAAAGCTGGAACAGTTCCTGCAGTTCCCGTTCCAGCTTGTCTTCAAACAGTGAGTCCAGCTGGTCATCAGCCCAGAACTTAGCGGTGCTCGGGCCGTAAGCGTTACGCTCCAGCACGTCGGTTGGGCAGTATGCGGCCAGCTGATCTCGCACGAGATCGCGCCAGTCTGACGCGTAGGAGTCTTGCCAAGCCCGTTCAATCTCCTCCAGCTCCAAGCTGGAGTGCTCGTCTTCACTGATCAGCGGGTAGGACTCCAGCGCTTCAACAGTCTCCAGCACGTCAGCAGAAACCCGCAACAGATCGAGCACAACGCCGGAACCGTTCCAGCCGTAACCAACGGTGAGGATTCCACCGAGCGGGTCCGGCGTGCTGGAGGGATCGATGAGCACGTTGTAATTAGCCTTACCCACAAGGCCGGTGCTCGCGTAATCGCTCCAGCCGCAATAGGTGGGCACGAAACCGAGAGACACGTCGCGCCAGTGCTCGGCTAGGCAGGTTTCGAGATGGCGCTCCGGGCTTTGGTGCCAAGAGCCGAAACCATCGCGCTCGGGTTCGCCATCTCGAATTAGCAGCCAGTGGCCGGAGCATCCGGCGAGACGATCAATACGCTCCAGCAGAGCGGGGCTGGCCTTGGGTGTGGTTGCCATGGTGGGATTGTCTCCCTAGGTGTTCAGCCCCCATCATCGCTCCAGCGCCAGCCATAACCCTCCCTACTGTTACACTTCTTCAAACGGTCGGCGCCGCTTGCCCTTGGTGGTAGTGTTAGAGGGTAACCCTCACCCATAGGGCACCATGACCACACAATCTCGCAGCCTACGGCTTGCTGATCAGCTCAGTGCCAGCCCGTACGCTTGGCCAGGCGGTTACCCGCTGTTTGGCATCTTTCACGATGGCGGCGCCTGCTGCCATAGGTGCGCCAGCGCTGAGCGCGAATCAATCGCAACCACAACCGGCACAGACGGCTGGGGTCTGGTGGCGGTTGAGGCTAACTGGGAAGATCCAGCCCTCTACTGTGACTGCTGCGGTGCTCGCATCGAGTCGGCCTACGCGGAGCCCCAAGAATGACCGGGGGTGAGTGGACCACCAAGGGACGCCAGCGCGAGAGCCGAGAGGCTGAGCGCGAACAGCTGCGCCT